AACTATCGGTTTGAACGGTTCTAACCAAGTAGTAATTGGACCACGTGAATACATCGTAGTAGGTTTTGACTTATTGTCTGACCACGAGAAATTAGTGATTTGGTACTCTAAGGATTTTGATGAGTTACGTTTAAGAGCAAACTATAACTATGGTGCTCAAATCGCAACCTTCGGTTCTACAGCGTACTTCGCTACTAACAACTTAGCGTAATCTAAGTAAAAATATTAAAGGGGGAGTAAAATCCCCCTTTTAAAAACATAAACAAAAAATTAAATATACAAAAATATGTCTTGTTATATAACTTCAGGTGAAGCGTTAGGATGTTCAGACGGTATTGGTGGTATTAAGAAAATATACATTGTAGGTGGTTCAGGCACAACCTTAGGTGGTGTTACTGGTTATACATATGATGCGGATGGTGCTATCACTGGCGCAACTTCAGCTTCTGGTACTACACTTTATGGTTTTGAATTAAAGAGAAACACTTCTTCTTTAGCTCAAAATGTGCAAAAGAATTTTGAAAACGGAACTATCTTTTTCGAACAAGTTTTAACTGCAATATTATTTAGATACGATCAAGAAAAACGCAATCAAATAAAAATCTTATCTCAAAACGACCAAATCCAAATTGTCGCTATTGACCAAAATAATACATATTACTTGTTAGGTCAAGTACATGGTATGTATTTAAGTGGTGGAGCAGCAACATCAGGAACTGCTTATGGTGATAGAAATGGATTTGAATTGATTTTCACAGGTCAAGAAAATACGCCAGCTAACACAATCTTAAGTACATCTTTCAATGAACAAACAGCAACTTATGCTCAGGTATTAGGTTCTGTATTCTCAGGTGCTACTATTGTAGGATAAAAACTAGGTCTGTTGTGGACCGAATTTCTATATATCTCAATCTGTTAAAAGAGGGGCGTCAAGCCCCTTTTTTTATTATTTTTTTCTAATATACCAATTCAATTTTGATTTTTTTATATTTATATATAAGAATAATATATTATGCTGTATCTGCAAAAAGCACAACCAAATACATTAACTTTGAATATAAACAATAATAGTAGGGATACTTTTACTGGTTATACTTTAACTTTTACCCATATCATGAGTAAGGAGGTTAAGAACTATTCTGTAAGTACATCTAATCCTGCTCAATACGCTCAGAATATTCGTTATTGTGAGATTGAGTTAGACTTTGCAACTGATGATTTAAACTACGAAGGTGAGTACCAACTTAATATATTTGGTAATGGTACAACTTTGGTTTATACAGGAATAACAATATTGGAAGGTACACAAGAAGATAATCCATTTACACAATATATTTCTGATAATGAAGTAAATGAGAATTACATATATATACAAGATTAATCTATGAGCGAACAAGTAAAAAGAAGTGAGTTTCAAAAAATAAGTTTTAATACAGCAACGTTACCAGTATTTTCTGAAGTGTTGCAAAGAAGCCCGTGGGTGTATTATGGTGAGAATAACCTATTACCTCAGTACTTTATTGAACTATTTGATAATTGTGCAATTCACAAATCTGTGATTATCTCAAAGGTAAACCAGATTATGGGGGATGGAGTGGTATCACTTAACAACCCAATGGCTAGTGTAAACCTAATCAACCCAACAGAAAACGTATCTGAAGTAATGAGAAAATGTGCTTTGGATTTTATGTTATTTGGTGGATTTGCATTAAATGTAATATGGGCTAAAGATAAAAAAACAATTGCTGAAATTTATCACTTAGATTTTAGTAGAGTACGTAGTGGTAAGTTGAACGATGAAGACTATATTGATAGTTATTATTATAGTGCTAATTGGAAAGACGCTAAGAAATTCCCACCAATTGAGATTAAAGCATTCTCACAAAAAGAATCAGACCCAAATCAAATATATTATTATAAATCATATATGCCATCAATGAGTTACTATCCTGTACCAGATTGGTCAGCAGGACAAAGAGCTATTGAGATTGATGTAGAGTCAAAGAATTTCCATATGAACAATTTACGTTCAGGTATGGTACCATCACTTTGGATTAACTATAACAATGGTATACCTGGTGAAGAAGAACAAAGAACATTAGTTAGAGCATTAGAATCACAATATAGTGGAACAGATAATGCTGGTCAAGCAATTATATCATTCAACGAAAGCAAGGAACAATCTCCTGAGATTACACAGATTCCTCGTAATGACAATGATTCATATTATCAAACATTAAACGATGACATTTCAAGAAACATATTATCAGCACACAGAGTTTCTAGTGCTGAGTTATTTGGTATTGCTACAACCGGAAAATTGGGTGGTGGTAATGAGATTGTTGAACACTCTGAATATTTCCGTAAGATGGTTATTATGCCATATCAAAATTGTATATTACCAGTTTTTGACAAATTGGTTTCATTGAAATTTGAAAGACCAACAACATTTGAAATAAAACCTTTATCATTATTCTTAACAGGAGATGTTAAAGAAAATCCAGTAGTGGATGATAAACCAGTAGTAACAACACAAGTATAACATATGGGAGTATTATTAATCTCAGAGGTAAAGTTGAAGAATTTCACCTCAATCAACAAGAACGTAGACATGGATGTTTTAAAAGCAAACGTTCAAATCTGTCAAGATATAGACCTTCAAACCATCATTGGTACAAAGTTCTATAATCATTTATGTTCACAAGTAACTGCAACAGGTAACACTTTTAATCCTGATGAAAAAATATTGGTAGATGATTATATTCAACCATATTTGTTGCAACAATCATACTTTAGAGCAATGCCAAACATCATGTATCGTACTATGAATAATGGTATTACACAAGGACAAATGGAGAATGCAACAATAGTTGATGTTGAAACATTTAAGTATTTAAGAAACGTTCAAAAACAAACTGCAGACTTTTACATGACACGTCTTCAAGATTATCTATTAATCGGTCGTGGTCAGAACAAATTCCCTGATTATGTTACACAATCTACTATTGATGGTATGATACCTGATAGATCACAGAAGTACATGAACGGAATTGCATTACGTCATTCATCTCGTAAGGGTTATGATATGAGACAAATAAGCAAACAATTCTCTGTGTACTCTGAATTAGAACACGAGAACCCTCCATGTCAAGATTGTTATTAATATGAACACAGAACTATTATTAGTTATATCAAATGCATTAACAGGTATCGCAGCATTCTTCGTTGGTAAAAGACGTAGTGATGCTGAGACTGATAATCAAGTACTTAGAAACCTTGAACTATCGGTTAATATCTATGTTAAGATAATTGAAGACCTTAAGACTGAGATACAATCTTTAAACCTAAAAGTTCAAGACCTTGAAACAAAGGTTGAGAATTTAATGAATGAAAATAGAAAATTAAAAAGACACAACGGATTATGATAGAAAAATTACCAAGACCAACTGAAGAAGAATTAACTATGACTGGTAAACACGAATATTTTGCAAGGATAATTGATATGGATTTACATAGGAAATTAGGTGTTGATAATCTTGCAATTACAGGGTGGATTAGTCATAACTTCAATAGTGTGTTTTTAACAAATAAAGAACTTACATACAAAGAATATTTAAAATTAATTAAATAATATGAAATTAGAAAATATCATCAAGTTAAAACTTAATAACTTTGAAGTTAAATATCCTGTAGCAAAAGGAGATAAACCTGTACCCGTTCAAGAAGCAGAAAATATTAAGAAGAAAGATATGATTGAACCTAACCCTTGTTGGGAAGGTTACGAAGCTATTGGTACAAAGATAGTAGATGGTCGTGAGGTACCAAATTGTGTACCCATCAAGGAGAACCAATCCAAGGTAAAGAAGGAAGGTTTCCCAATTCCATCACCATCAGGAGATGAAGATGAACAAAAATATGTATCACGTTGTATTAGTGAAATAATTGACGAATATGGACAAGAACAAGCAGCAGCTATCTGTTACTCCAAGTGGAGAGAGAAGTAGTCTTAAATCAAAGATATTTGAGTATTACGTGTATCTGTGTTTAGTGTGGGTTCATCTCGCATTGGCATTTGACATATATATGATAATCAAACACTTTAACGAATAACAAAAAACCCTGAGGACAAAATCTTCAGGGTTTTTTTTACTCACTCTTTCTTAAAACAATATTAGTGGGGGATAGTCAAAGATTGGCAAATCACAGAATATATCAAATATTAAAAAAGACTA